AGGAAGTCTTTCGGTGCGTTATTCAGCGCTTCTATGGTCTTTGTGCCTACCACACCATCGGCTGTAACTCCCAGCATTCGTTGAGGTATCTTAATGCCGTGAACACCGCTTCCCCAAACCCAATCTACCAAAGTATTGGCTACTGCTTGGTCTTTGATTTCATCGGCTTTCCACCTGTCCCAAAACAGCCTTTTTATTACTATATCCCAATCCGCATCGTTCATCTCCAAAAACCTCATATCCTTATCAGAACCAAACACCGAACGCCATACAGCATAGGTTATGCCCTTATTCGTGTGATAGCCTGTCTTTCCTTTATAAGGCGTAGGGCATTTTACCCTGCTCGCTGTATCGTTTGCATCCCTTGATAATCCTCCTTCCCATTTTAGAATAAATGGTCTCAAACTTCTTATATCCGCCATATCATTTAAATTTATCAATTACCTTTTCCAACCTTTCCCAGAGGAACATTCCCACAATAATCAGAATTAAATATACTATCCAATTTTCGGCTCGCTCGGATTGTTTCTCTTCTTTGGTTTGTTTGTGCTGTTCTTTCGCTTGTTTTTGTTCCTTCTTTTCTACTTCTACTCTTACTTGCTCTATTATCTTTACCACAGAGTCTTTTGCCTGCTTTTTGTCCTTGAAATAGACTTCTCCGTTAGCGCTTCCCTCTACAACATTGCCGTTGTATAAGAACTTGAACTGCACAGGCTCGCTGCCTATTGGCTTTATCGCAAAATCCAAAGACTTCGTAAGTGTTTTAATATTAGCAGTTTCCTCTGTTTGAGTTTCCGAAACAGAGTCTTTCTTTACCGATTCTTTGATTTCAGTCTTATGCTCTTCTTTTTCCTCGTGTTTTCTTACTTTCCTCGCGCCACATCCCAACAGCAACAAAAACATAGCAAACCCCAATAAGGGAATGCTATTCCTTAAAGTTCTCATCGTTTTCATCACTTTCTGTTTTTTCCTTTAAACTTTCCAAATCGCCAGTCTTCTCAAAATTCTTTATCTTCTTTAAAAGCCCACTCGGAGGAAATGCCCCATTTGTCACTTTGGACATATTCACCAAAGCAGACCCAAGAGGATAAAGCAATACCATCAATTTTACCATTACTTTAAAGTAAACATCCAAGAACTCCACTTCATCCAGTGCATCGTGCATGATTAACAGCATAGAATACCCTGATAGAATAACTGTTAGTTTCTTTAACAGCCCTAAAAGGTTAGTTTTAAAAGTGAAATCCTTATCTACGAAGTAATGCAGGTAAGACCCAAGAACATGGTCTACCATTAGCACGAACAACACGCCATAGAGGAAAGACAAATCCGTGGTGTAAAGCCCTGAAAAATACTCAAATGCCGAAACTGCCACCGCAGGAAGCATACACAGCTTGAACGAAGCGTTTATTTTCGCAAAAACTCCGCCTTTATACAGCAACACCAAGTTGTTCAATATAAACTCTCTAATATTCATCATTTTAAACTTAAAAGTTGTATTAAGTTCAAAAATAAACACTCCCTATTTCTCTTCTAAATAAAAAAAGCCCATTTTTAGAGTGTTTCTAAAAATAGACTTTTTAAAAGCGGTTTTTAATTACTTTTACCTGATAATCCCTATTATAATTCCATTAGTTACTTCCAACCAAGCTTCTTCTGTTCCTTGCCATTGTCCCCATATGTTTCTAATTTGAGCCACTGCCTTGAACCTTCCATTCCAGCCTTTTTTCCCAAGCACACGAATATCTCCTGCTGTAATATCCAAAGCGATATTTTGCCTTTGGTTATTTTTAGCCTCTAACTGCAAGGCTACATTTTCATCGTTAGCATGAGTGATTTTAGGAGTTCTATTGTGTTCTACTTTCATGGCGGCGCCTACATTTTTAGGGTCTGATGAAACCGCGGAAGTTCTTCCTATTGAAACCTTCTTATAACCCGTTCCTTCTATTAAATCATCATCATAGTTTTGGGTTATTCCAAACATTTCATCACTTAGATACATATTTGGTTTCCCTGTTTCCCCAGCAGTTAGCCATCCATTAGCTATTTTAATCTCGCCTATTTTCCCCTCTCGGGCATCTATTTTACCTGAAATGTCTGCGTTTGTAGCAATCATCTTACCATTATCCAAGACTCTAAAAGGTGCATTGTCTTTGTTTTTATAACCAGCACCAGCTCCAAACCTTACACTCTCTCCTCCTTTGTCAGTAACACCTGAAATAAAAGCATTTTGATTGGCTTTATCATCCCCAACAGAAATAATATTAGAAGAAACAAGACCTCCCTTAATAGATGTGAAATTGTCCGTTTTTTTCTTAATACCCTCTATATCTGCATTTACATGCTCCCCCGCTTTTACGGCAATTTCTTCTACATTTATAAGGGTAGATTTGATTTTTCCGCCCTCTATAATGGTGTTCCCCAGCATTCCTTTCTCTACATTGGAAGTAGTTGTCCCATCAGGCATTACAAATGTAATCTTCCCTGAAATCTCCCCTGTATCCAAATCTAAGTAAGTCTGCCCATTTAAGGATTTTATTCTCCCTGCTGTGATTTGTCCGCCGTGCATCGTTACATTGCCATACATCGCCTCTGCTTCTCTCTTTCCTCCCTTTGGTGTGTAAAGAAGATAACAAAGAAAATAGTAATAATCTGGCAACTCATCAAACTTGATTTTGTCTGTTGTAATATGCCAACTTCCTGATGTTCCGTTTTTCTCTACTTTCGCATAAACATAATACACTATATCCAACAGGTTCTGTTGCTGCAATGGTAAAAGTTCCCAAACCTTAATATCCTCTGCAATAGAGAAATGAACCAATCTTCCTCCGCTAATGGATACATTGGCTGGCACTCCATTTACATTTGGATTTAAAACCACATCTTCCAGCACAAAATTCTGGCTTCTTGCCCCTACGCTTAACATATTGGTATCAATAGAATGTGGTTTGATATGGGCAGGGTCAAAATGCCCATCGGTGTCAAAAATGCTGTCTTTCAACTCCAAAATGTTTTTGTAGCCGTTTTTATAGTTTTCCCTGATAACCTGTGTTTGAGATTTTACCACCTTTTTTGTGTCTTTAATATCATTTAGAACACTCGCTGTAAAACTCACTTCATAGGTATCGGCAATCTCCAAAGTATAACTGAAACGATTCAGCAAATCCCTTGTCATACTGATAATACGGCTCGTTTTGTCAATCTTTAACGGATTATCTACCACATGGATATAGTCGCCAATCTCAAAGAAAACAGTGCTTTCGTTCCCTTTCTTTTTCAAAAACATAGGGTCTATGGCGATGCTGTATTTTGTGTTGTTTTGGGAGAGTTTGGCATATTCGTTTTTACCTGCTTCCAAAAGTTTCTCCTCTGCCCTTGTGATATACATTTCAGGCATTACAATATCTGTTATGGTAAATTCATCCCCTACTTCAAAACTGAAAATGGTATTGTTGTCAGGGAATTTCTGCCCTCTTTCATCCGTAAACTGCTTTACCTTAAAGCATTTTGTGGCGTGATTATACCCTGTAAGCGCAAGAAGTTCAAAATCATATCCTGCCAAATTCCCTTTATTGAAATGTAGTTTTGCTGGTGTCCCTGCTATCAGATATTTAGTGTTTCCCTCTTGGTCTTTTTCCATAAGGTCAAAATCCATATTGGAAACAAAAATCTCCTGTGTTTTTGATGCTTCATCAAATCTTCCAATCCCTGAAACTATCCCTTTGAAAGTTGGTTTAATATTCTCAAAGACCTTAACCGCTTCTTTCATTCCAAAGAGCTTTACTTTCTCATCATCTTGTAGGTAATCCCCTTGTGATTGAGGCATTCTTAATTTTTCAGAATAGTCCCTGTATTTAGATGGAATATTATCGGAACTCCCATATACATAAAGCCTTGTAACCACATCATCAGCTACATTATCCCTATTGATAGAGTAAAGACCATTACCCTTGCCATACTCAAAAACAAAATCTTTGGTATTCCCTATTTTCTTAATGTTAAGGGTCTTTGTTCCAGTATTTACATCTTCTTTGATTTCAAATTCTGTGTCAAACTCCTTGCAAATCTTTTGCAGCACAGCAAGACAATTTTCATTAGAAAAAGTAAGCGTTTTTGCATCCATGTTTTTAGGGTAGTCACCCAAAATCCAAGTGCCATTTTCCACAGAATTGATATTGTTAATCAATACTTTAAGGAAAATATCTATTTCTCCTGTCAACGGGAAATCCGCAGAAGTCTGAAAACCTGTTTTATCAAGATTAAAATAAATCTTCTTGCGCAAAAGATACTGCGCCCCCTCAAAAGTCAAATTGTAGGAATATAAACCTTGTTCTTTTACAACTTTTGGCATTGAATTGAGATAGAAAAAACGACCGCTATACTCTATTTTATCGCCTATATAAAAGTCCAAAGGAGATTTACTTTCTACCTTAATATCTATCACATCCTCTGAAAGAAGCACCTGCTTATGTTGAGAACTTACAACCCTTCTGATAGGTCTTCTGTTATTTAAATTCAGCGTTCCTGTTCTTTGTATTACAATCATGGTTATTATTTTTTATTTCAATAAAGCTTTTACATACACTTTCACTGGGTCTCCGATTTCTGCAGACTTCAGTGCTACACCCTTTCTGCCTGTACTAGTAGTTATCACTTTCAAGCCTTTGATTTCGATAACAGTGCCGCTACGCTGAATAAGTCTAAATTCCAATATTTCAGCAAAACTCTCTATTCTTGGGAGTTTATAAACCACTAGATTATTATCTCCGTTAGTTTCTACAGCTACATCTAAATCATGAGTCCAAGGCAATACAGTGTCTACCATGGTATCTGAATTACCTAGATTATATTCAGAAATATGAGGCACCCAGTCAGTGGCTTTTGTTCCTTTTTCTAGTTTAAAATTTCTAATATCTACAGCCACTCCTTGAACATCAGAAGTAAATGCCCCCATCCACGAGCTGTCCAAATTAAAGGCTTCCTGCTTTACCCTAGTCCAAACATTTGGAGGAATACTCTGCCCCCAAATTGTAACATTCCCCGTGTGAGAATGTCTAAAATCCATACTTCTAGAGTGAGTTCCTGCAACTAATCCCTTCACTTCAAACCCATACACTCCCACAACTTGATGAGATGCAGGAGTATACCTCACAAAACTTCCTGTAGCATCACTCATAATAGCTGATATACCAGTGCTATCACTTAGAGAAGTATTGTTAGGAGCAAATAATGGAAGCGCTGTATTTTTCAAGAGATTAGCACCACCTATAACAATATCCTCCGAAGATGTAGACCCATTCCCTTTTGGCAGGGCTTTTAGTTTTTCATCTATTTGGGTTTTAGTGTAATAATCCGACGCCTCTAATTTCCCAACCACCCCAAATTCCAACATCTTGCTGGTTACATATTCAGCAATCAACCTATGCCCTCTTTTGTTTGGGTGCAGACCATCATAAAAATAAATTTCATGGTTATATTTAGTTATACCCACCTCCCTCATATCTATCCACTTAATACCATACATCTTTGCTATATCAATAATTCTTTCAGCAAGTTTATCGGAATCTTTATTTTGGTCTGCTGCAGCCCCATTATGGAAAGACCGAAGCGGAGTCATCAATATAATTTGTGACTTTTTATAATAAGGAAGCATATTCTCCAATGCTAACTGATAAGCCTCTGTAAATTTTTTAAGGTTTGGATTACTTGCATTGGTAATGTCCCCAAGAGAAGTTTTATCTTTAATTTCTCCCAAAGGGACACCAGTAGTAGGCACATTCAATGCACGCTGGTCATTTGCGCCCATGAAAATGAATATAAAATCACTATCTTGAGCTACCACTTTTGTTCTGGAAAAAGCAAAGGCGTCGCCATCTATTCCTGTAACTCTAGAACCAGCCCTACCATCAAGCGTTGCTTTTACTCCTCCTGTAAGACTTAAAAGCTGTGCAGTCCATACATCCTCATAGGCATAACCTTTGGCTGGTGTATATTCGTTATTTGTACTCTCCCCCCACGAAGTAATAGAATCTCCAATAAATGAAATCTTCTTTCCTGCGAGCTTGTTATTTACGCTGGGTGTTGGAGTCGGAGTTCCTGCTTTGACTTTATCCTCTACTTTTTTTAATGCTTCTTTGGTTGCTTTAGTATCCATTTCAGAAAAAGTCTTTTCAAAACTTTCTCTGAGTTTTGCTTCTGTAATTTCTCCATTGTTGTTGTCAGGAAGAAGCCCTTTAATTTCTTCCAATGTTGATACACTGCTCATTTATTTTATGTTTTTATATTCTAAATCCTTTATTAAATCCTTTTGAAAACGCCCCTGTGACACTTGGAGGAATCGGAACATTTCCGCTTTCGTTTTTGTTTTCTTTTTGTTTCCAAACTTCTTCGCTGTTTGTTGTCAATCCTGTGATTTGGTCTATATTTCCTGAAAGTGTGATGTAGTGTGTGGTCTCGGCATTCGCTCCTGCGTATTTCTGACCTGACAAAACCCTGTTAGGTATTGTTTTATTGATATTAACAATGCCTTTTAGGTTTTCTTCCACGCCATCAACATTTAAAACAATCCAGTCAGGCGAAGTAAACGCCATATTCAAAGCATTTCCCTTTAAAACAAAGGTTCTTTTAACAGGGTTAGGGTCTTTTATCTTCAAAGCGAAAGAACCGATAATTTCGCCGTTTCTTATCGTTTTGTTCAGCTCTATGCTATCAGACAAATAGACATCATAAACCAAAACTTTCCCAAAATCTACAACCAGCCGAGCAAGACCTTCTTTGTCAAATTCAGACATAAGATTATCAAAATTAGCCTTTGTTTTCTGCCAATTTTCGCCCCTTATCCAGCCTTTTAACTCTATCTCTCGCTCATCATACTTCGCAGGAGAAAGGTCTATCTGTTTTCCGTGTTGCTCTGCCCAGTCGTAAGTTTTTCTTGCTTTGGGTTTAGGTTTATCCAAAAGCCCTTTGGAATCTGAAATATATACTCCAAAATCCTTGAAAAACTTTCCGTTTAGGCTGTAAATCACTTCACTCATTTTCTGTAAATCCTGATTTTTGCATTATCTAACTCTTCTACTTCCACTTGGGCATTGTCCAAAACATCAACCGACAAAATAGCATAGTCCTTCGCTGTGATTTTGACTTTTGAATTGTGTCTGATGATGATTTGAGCAACCTCAAAATTGTTATACACCAATTCTACATTAGAGTCTCCAAAAACTGCCAGATGAGTTATGTTTTCTAATATTCCTGAAAAGTCCGTATAAAGACCATACTGCATAATTTCATCTCGGTATTTTCTCAAATCTTTCAGTTTAGGGAAGTCATGTTCTTTTGCCCAATCATCTCCTTTGAAATACATTTCGCAAAGGTTTTTAAGTGTCGGCTTGGCTTTCATTTGCTCATACCATTCGTTACACAATCCCTGCGCTTTTGCATGTTCTATGATGTCATTCATAATTATTGGTTTTTATTAAATTCCACTTGCTCTAAGGCTTCCATCTCCTTTTACCTTGCTGTTAAGTTCAGATAAATCTTTTCTCATCTGAAACAGATTAAATGTGTTCTGCTCTATCCTAACAAGGGAATCAACAGAGTTTTTCATCGCCTCTAAATTTTGCTTTTGATTCTTTAAAATCTCGCCTGTGTTTATCCTAATTGCATTAAACTGACCTGCCAAGACACTTGCTGTTTCCTCGCTCATCCCCTTTATTGCGCCTTTCAGACTATCATCATTGCTCTCTACTCCCTCAAAAATCTCCTTATACCCCTCTAAAAAAGACTGCATTCCTGCACCTGCGCTTTTAACCTCTGATTTAAATCTTGCGATGTCTTCTTTGGATAAGCCTTTAAATACCCCTGTGCCGTCCTCATTAAGTCCAGTAGCCTTAAATAAACTTTGTAAAGTCCCCTGCATTCTTTTCTGCAACATCAGGTTAAGCTGGTTCTTCACAAGATTTTTTACCATATCATTGGCTACTTTTTCCAATGATTGAGCAGCATTTTCTCCACGGCTAAAAGCATCTACCAAAGCATCTCCAACCTTTGATGCTGCACTTGCTAAATCAGTCTGCAAGACATCTTTTATAACTCCCTCTTTCAGGTCAGAAATCGTTCTGTTAATTGCGCTTATCTGTCCTTGCCAGTCTGAAATTTTACCCCAGTCGGTTTTCTTTTTACTTGCTTCTGCGTTAATCATGTTATTTAGACTTGCCCTTTGCTGTTCTAAATTTTTGATTAAGTTGGTTTGGTCGGAATATTGCCTTGCATTAAATGCCTTGTTTGCTGCATGGGATAGTTCTTCATAGGCTATTTTTAGTCTATTCAGTGCCTGCTGTTCTCTTTGGATGGCTCTTTCTTTTTTCTTATCTCCACTTAAAGCCTTGAAAATAGAGCCTATCATTTTGATACCTGATGCTACAGCGCCTATATAATTTTGGCTGGCGATATTTTTCGCCATATCCAACCCTGAATTAGCGATGTTGGTAATGTCTTCCATAGCATCTCTTGCTGCATCACTCATTCCACCGAAAGCGTCCGCCAAATCATTAACGCCTTGAATAGCCTCATTAAACGCAGATTGGGTCTGACCTAAAACAACGGCTAACTTTTTCCTTTCCTCCGCTGTCTTTTTCTCTGCTTCGGTAAGTTCTTTCTGTTTCTTTATAACAGCCTCTATATTTCCGCTATTCAGCGCCTTGTCAAACTCTTCTTTGGCTTTCTTTTGGTCTGCCAAAGCACTTTTATACTCTTTAAGAGAATTGATTAAAGCCTTAAATGGGTTTCTTGTAGTAGCCGTTTCCAGTCTTGCAATGCCATCTTTTAATCTGTCCAAATCATCAGGTGAAAGGTTTTCTTTGTTTTCTTCCTTAAACTTCCTAAAATGAGCTAAAATTCTTTTAAGGGTGTCTTGTGAGAAATACTCTAATTCTCCAAAAGCGATTTTCCATTCATCACCACTCATAAACATATCCATAGACAGACTTCCCAACTCCCTGTTTTTAGCTTCTTCTACCCTTTTTTGTTCTGCTTCGGTCTGCGCCTTTGTCATCAAATCTGCATATTTTTTGACAATGGCAAGTTCCTTTTCTTTGTAGGTCTGATGCTCTTCTAAGAACTGATTGTAAGCCTCTTTATATGCTTTTTCCTGCTCATCTAACCTGTTTCGTAGTTCTGCCTCATAGCCCTGACTTCTCTGCTCTGGCGTAAGGTTTTCTATTTCCTCCTTTATTTTGTTTATCTTTTCAGAGAAAGTAGACATACTGCTTAACTGCTCATCTAAACTTTCTTTCCAATTCGTAAAAGGGTCTTTCTCCCCTGTAAGGGAATCCAAAATCTCTTTCAGTTTCTGCCATTGGCTTATTTCATCATCAGATAATTTAATCCCTGATAATTGCTTTTTGTCCAAAGCATCAAACCTGCTTTTAATCTCATCAAAATAACTTTTCCCTTTCAGATCAGAAAACTGATTTTTAGCCGTTTCTTTTCCGTATTTTGCTTCTATCTGATAGCGAACCTTCCACTGCCTTTCCAGTTCTGCAATCTCTTCATCAAAAGATTTTTTGATATACAGCTTTTTGACTTCTGCTATTCGTTTTTCCAGCGCTTCCCTTTTTGCAAGTAGAGTCGCTCGTGTTTTAGCATCAGAAATTAGTGTTTTGTTATTTAGCCTCTCGTTGATTTTAGACAACTCGCTCTCTAACGCACCAAGCGAACCTGCTAATGGAGCATCAGCCTTACTTCTTCCACCTGATTGTTTTTTAGATTTTGAGGATTGCAAAGGATTATCATCCCATTTTTTAGCTAAAAGCCTGTATTTATCAATCTCTTTGTTTTTTTCCTTGATTTGGGCTATTTCAGTTAATTCAGCTTTTTCCTCTTGCAGCCTTTTTATCTCGGCTTCAACCTCGTTTTTATTTAAGTCTTTATCGGCTTTTTTATGTGAACCTTCCTCTCCTATCTGTAAAGCATTTTTAACACTGCCTGCCTGATTTTGAACATATTTAAGCCTTGATATAAGCCCTGTAAAGTCCAACCCATCTATTGCCGTCTGCATTTTCGCAAATTGTGCAGGGATTTCCCCAGCCTTTGCCTTTGCAGTGTCTAATTCAGGATGTGTTTTCTTGATTTTCTCTATAACATCATTTATCTTCTTTTCTTCATCTTTCCAGTAGTTTAATTGCTCTTCTAATGGAGCGTTTTGGGACATAATAGCCTCTGCTCGTGACTTTTCAGCCCTTTCTATATCAGCAATCCCCTTTCTTAACTCCTCTATCCTGCTTGATATCCTCCCATCTGCATCATCTACATTTAAGTCTTTTAACTTCAAAAGGCTATCCATCTCTTTCTTCATATCCTCCAGAGTAGCCTCTATCTTTTTGCCCTGATTCTTTTCTAATTCCTCGTTGAGCTTTTTATGAACCTCTGTAAGATTCATTGCCATAATCTGCTCCTGCGACATATTTTTGAAAGTTTCAGGAGCAATCTCTAAAAGCTTCTTATACGCCTCTTGCTTTTCGTAGATGGTAGCCGTTTCGCTCTTAATAGTCCCAATTAAATTTTGAGCCTCATTCTTATAGTCATCAGTTTCTTTGTTAATCTTCTGAAGTTTCTCCGCTCCACTTTCTAATGCAGTGTCCAAACTATACAACACTGCTATAAGCCCTACTACCCCAGCGATAGCAAGAGCGTAAGGGTTCGCCATCATAACAGCATTTAGTTGGCTTTGTAGGGCTATT